GATGCCACTGAAATCACCTTAGAGGAGGATTAAAATGGGATGGAGCATTGATTTGATTAGGAACCAGTTAGATACTATCTTTGGTAATATGGAGAGGAAGTACCAAGTCACTCATCCAGGTGGTTCTACCGCTACCATTATGATTCAGCATGAAGGTGATATACCACCAGCAGGAGTGGTTAAGTCCATAGTAGCGTTGTTTCCTGAATTTGTTTATGTTGATTTTGTACCTAATTCTACTTTTCCGATAGGTTCATCAATAGTGGAGAAGCATTGATAACTGCTGAACAGACCCTCAGAGAGCTAATAAAGGATGATAGGAAATTCATAGAAACCTTATTTGTTGTAGAGAATAAGGAACGTAGAATAGTTCCTTTCGTCTATAATGATATCCAAGCTGATGTGGATTCCACAGAAACAGGTATGGATATCTGGATAAAGCCTGCTCAGGTTGGTTTCTCCACTGAACGGATAGCTAAGAGGTTGAAAGACACCTTGACCAGTCCAGGAACCAATACTGTCCTGGTAGCTTATGAGGATTTTATTACCGAAAGGCTGTTGAGTAAGGTTCAGTTCTTCTATAACCATTTAGCTGGATTGAACATTCCTGGCTTCCCTGAAATTCACCATGACTCCACCTATGAAAAGACTTTTAGGTTTACTGTTAATAGTAGGGTAGTCAGCACCAGTTCTATTTATATAGCCTCAGCCCGTAGCTATGTTGCAGGTAGAGCTGAAACCATCCATCACCTGCTATTTGATGAGGCTGCATTTTACACCCCTGCTGCTATGGAGAATATACTCTCACCAGCCTTAGACCGTGTTCCTCCTGATGGTACGGTGGATATCTACTCCACTCCTAATGGTCAGGAAAACGACTTCTATGATATGTACCAGTTGGCTAAGGAGGGCAAGTCAGTATTCACTGGACATTTCTATCCTTGGTTCATACACAAGGAGTATGTTATTATCCTAGGTGATGCTAGGATTAAAATGTATATTCCTGAGACTGATAAGCCTGAGTTCAAGCTAACCCAGGATGAGGACAGACTGGTAGCTAATTATGGTTTAACCTTTGACCAGATTCGTTGGCGGCGTTGGAAGATAAAACAGAAGCTAAGCCTCAGACGGTCAGGAGAGCTAGTCCTGCTGTTCAGCCAGGAATTTCCAGAGGATGATGTTAGCTGTTTCCTAGCCACTGGTGATATGTATTTTGATGACTTCCTTGTTAATGAACTGGCTAAGAATTGCTACCCAGCACCATATCATAGAGAGTGTTTGGACATCTGGTATGAACCAGAGAAGGGTAAGAAGTATCTGGTTTGTATTGACCCTGGACAGGCTAAGGTAACCAAATCAGCTATAGGTGTGTTGACCTTTGATGACATTGAAGGTAATTACAAACCCAAATGGTGTGCTAGGGATGTAGGTTTATACAGTCCAGAGGTAACGGTGAAAAAGGCTATAGCCGCCTCTGATTATTATAACAGGGCTGAGATAGCCTGGGAAGCAAATAGTCATGGACTAGCCATCTCCGAATTGTTAAAGAGGCGTAGACCAATTTACTTCAGGAAGGATATAGTCAGTGGTAGACCATCAATGGAACCAGGCTGGCTAACCACATCTAAAAACAAGGATTATATGCTCCAAACAGTCCATAAATGTCTGATAGACTTCACCTGCCATGATATTGAGATAGCCCAGCAGATGAGGAACCACAGACTGGTAGGTGATAAAATTACGGTTGTAGGAGCTAATGATATTTTGATGAGCCTGGCTATAGGACTGTGCTGTATGTCCCCACGACCATTTAAGAAAGGTTTAATAGGGAGGTCGGGATGGCATTGGTAATGATTTACAAGTGGTTGTGGAGCAGGATAGGAGGTAGACAGTGGACTTATATAATAAGGGATATAAGGCAGAGACGACCTACTCAATGGATGCTTGGCATTATGGTAGTCAGTGCAACTATAGGACACTTCTTCTGGAGTTGGTGGCTCCTTGTTGCTTTTGGTGTCCTTCTCCTAGGTATCCTATGGGGACATCTGTGGTGGGGAACAAAATATATACCAAATCAGGGAGGTAGCCAATGAATACTAAAGAACTTATTGCCAGGTGTGGTAAACTAAAATCTAATTGGTCAACCAGAGACCGTAAGATTAAGGATTGGTACAACATCCTTAGGCTGGAGGATGAATTAAAACAGGATGGTATGGAGTCAGTCGCCTCCAATGACCCTAGAACTGGTTACAACCTAGGCAAACATTTGATGACCTCCAGCATAGTGGCGGATAAAATAGACCAGGAAGATTTGAACCCACAGGAGGTTGAATCCACCAGCTACTTGGAAGGTTATGTATCCAAGCGTTGGGCTGATGAGGAAAGACGCTACCGCAAGATGGGTCGCCAGGGTTTCAAAAATGAGTTAATAGCCCTAATGCTTGCTACTGGTTGGTACAGTGTGTTTAGTATTGTGGAGGAGAACAAAATCTGGTCTGAGGTTTGGAACCCCATAGAAGTCTATCCAGAGTTTGGCTCTGCTGAAGTAGGTTTGGTAGAATATGCCCATATCTATACTATGAGACCAGCCATAGCCAATAGGAAAGCTAAAATAATGGGTTGGGTACTCCCTAGACCATTCACGCATAATACCACCTTACACAACTATTGGGGTTTTGATGATGATGGTAGCGTGGTTAATGGCATAGTCCTAGGTGGTGTTCAGGTCAAAGAGCTACAGAAAGACCCAATCCTTAGCAAACTTGGTACATTACCCTTATTCATTTCTCCGATTGGTGGTCTCCCTGACAGAGGAGCAATAGATAGCAAGTGGCAGGAGCATTTTGGTGAATCCATAGTAGCCACTAATGAGGAGCTAACCAAAAACTATAATAAGATGATAACCTTTTCTCAGCAGCTAATGAGGGATACAGCTAATCCTCGTTGGTTTGAACAATCTTCTGGTGAGACTCCTATTCTCAGGGAGGAGGATTTATTCAAACGTGGAGCTATATTCAGAGGAGCAATAGGAGAAAATGTTACTCCATTAGCTGTACCACCAATACCAGTTGAACTCAGGACAATGTTATTTGATTACCAAAATATGCTACAGCGAGGTATGTTTCCATGGGCTATTTTTGGTAACATCCAAATGCAGATGAGTTATTTGGCTATGGCTAATGTAGCCTCAGCAGCCCTGCAGGTATTGACTCCTTACATGGATGCTTTCAAAGGGATGCGTTCTGATATAAACGATTACTGGATTAAGCTCTTGGATATAACTAAATATAAACCTCACAAGTTTATAGTCCCTGCGAATATGCCTGAGGAAATTAAGTTTGATGTCCAAGCTGATATTGAGATTCCAGGCTACCTAGTCCAGAGAGCCACCGTAGCCAGGATGTTAGACCCATCGTTCAGGCTATCCACCGACACGGTTATGGACAAGATGTTCCCTGAGGTTAGAAACCCATTACGAGAACAGGCTAAGGTGAGAAAGGATGATGCTATGATGTTACCTGAAGCAGTAATGGCTGATTCGGTGTTAGCCTTTAAGGAACAAGCTAGGATACTAAGAGAAAAGGGAGAAGCAGATGCAGCCGAACTTTATGAAAAGGTAGCAGCCTCTATAGAAGCAAGGTTGTCTCCTCAACAACAGGCTGTTGAACAGGCTGGTGCTGCCAAACGTGCTGTTCCTCCAGCTGAGGAGGCAATAATGAGAGAAGTATTCCCAGCCAGAGAAGCGACGGCTCCTAACGAAGGAATGGGGAGGGTATAAAAATGCCTAATGGAGAGGATTTTAGTAAGCAATTAGCTGAGTGGGAGAAGCAAACCCAACTCCACTTTGAGGAAGTTCAGCAATCTACAACACAACTCCAAGACTTGGAACAGCAATATATGGCTACAGCTAAGCCTCCTGAGTTTGTTCCTAGTTGGTTACGTTGGGTACCAAAAATTGGTTATGCTGCTTGGGGACCCTGGTCACCTCAGGCTATGAGGGCTAATATAAAACCACAGATGGAGCAGGTAGAATCAACCAGGCGTAGGAGTGAGTTTTATTACCTCCTCTATAGTAGTGTTCCATTTGCCATACAGAATGGCGTTGTTTCCTCATCTGATGAGGCTTTAGCCAAGTTACCACAGAAGTTGGTTAGCACACTGTCTGAGGATGAAATAAACACTGCCAGAGGTGTAGTAGATGATATGATAGGAGCTATAACTGGTGTAGTCCCTATGCCTGAAATGGCTAGGGATATGCCAGAACTAGAAATGCCTGAGTTAGTAGTTCCCACTGAAATTGAGGGAGATAAGATTCCTCTAGCCACGTTGAACAGGTTAACCATTGATGAGATTATAAAGGCGTTGGTGCCTCCTCCCAGTCTACCAAGTCCAATACTGTCTGAGGTTGAATGGGCACAGTATCTCTCAGCCAGACAGGGTGATGTAGATGACCCTGAAGTGGATTACCTACAATTTGAGGCGACAAGGTTAATTGATGAGTGGAAGGAGAGAGACAACCAACTGGCTGCCTTTAATGACAGTATTGCGGAGATGCCTGATTATACTGTAGTGGAGATGTTAAAGGAGATGGTTGTCCAGCCAGGACTAGCACTGATGGAAACAGCTATGGTTTATTTTGAACACGTTTCCATGCCACTAGCAGGAGCTTTATATAAGACCTTTATTCCTGACATAGAAAAGCAGTACCAGGAGTATAGGAAAACTGAATCTACCTGGAAAGCCTTATCTATGGCTTGGCAAGAATGGGATGCTCCAGGTCAAGGAGCTTGGGAGTTTATATTAAAATATATTCTGATGGAGGGTATTACTGACCCATTGAGTTATGTTGGTTGGGGACTAGCCACTAGAATAACCAGACCACTAGGCAGGTTTGGTAGAATGGTAGGAGCAGCGGAAAGAGGTGTAGCTCAGGTTTTAGAGTTACCATTTGACCTGATAAAAGCTGGATTGCGTAAACTGCCTAAATCCTTATCCCAACGAGCAGCCTTGGAGCAGGCTAAATCCGTCCAGTTTGTGGATAAATGGGTTGGTAAATTCACTGGTAAATCCGTTAGAGACCTGTCCAGGTCTGCTACTGGTATGGTACAGTTTAACAAAGCCATTGAACGAGCTATTAGGTATGCTGGTAGATATCCACAGGCTGACAATGATATAGCTAGGGCTGGTAAAGTCCTGCTAGAGCATACTCCTGTGGATGAGAAACTGGTTATTGACTGGGGTAACAGGCTAGCAGAGGTAGCTCAGCAGCCAGGACGGTTGACTCCAGAAATGGTCTCCAGAGAACTGGTTGATAATATCAACAACCTGTTTGAGGATTACTTTACCAGAGGTGGTGCAGGTAGACAGAAGCTAACTGTTGGTGAGGCTGCTAGGGAATTGTTGGTTAGGTTAAATGTCAACAATACCGATGATGCTTGGAAGCTAGCCCAACGTATGTTGGATGACCGAGCCAATTTCATAGTCAGAGGAGCTTTAGCCATTGGTCAGGCTGTGACTCCAATTAATGCTGTTTATTCTTTGGGTAAGAGGAACTACCGTATCTTTATGGCTACTGAGGACAGCATAGCCTATCTAGCTAGGAAGCAAATGGGAGTCTTTGCCACAACCATGCAGGATGTTAGCCTAAGAGCCCAGCAGGTGTGGAGGAATAGCATTGACAGATGGGTAGTCAGACCCTTTGCTGAGGCTTATCTAGCCTTTGCCCTATATGGTCCGATGAATATAATTGAGGATGTATTCCGTTCAGCGTTGGGTGGAGTCATGCCTAACAGGTTTAATCCTGTCAGGTTCTCCAGAAAGTGGGTAGGAATTAGTTATGACCCCAACCTGATGAGGGATGCTTGGTCTGAAACCCTAGGTGAGTTGAGGAAAGCACCAGAGGCAGCTAGGTCTAACTGGATATTAAGCCTTGGTGGACTGGCTAAACCCTTCGGTGAGAAAACTTATGGAGTGCTGGTAGAGAAGCCTGGTCAGATAGGAATTAGTTTCCGCAGAGGCTTTGTGGATGCCAGAGCCACCCAGATATTGAAGGAAATGGGTGGAGACACCTTTGAGAAGCTGGTTAAGATAGATGCTCCTAGACCTAAGTTAGCGGATAAGAAGTTTGCTAAGGAAGTCTATGAGGCTGTTAATGACCTTAAATTATCGGCTGACCCAGATTCCATCCGCTATTCAAAGGAGTTATTTACCAGAGCTGCCATTCATAAGAAAGAGGTAGCCAACATCCTGTCTGAGCATCCTGATATGCCTAGGGCTGTTAGGGACTTTATAACTAAGCAACAGGATGATGACTTACTGTTTAGAGAGGTGGCTGGGATAACAACTGAAAAACAGTGGGATGCAATTCCTAAAATGGTTGGTTATAGAGCAGGGGCTATGAGACCAACTACTGGTAAGACTGCCTCAGAAGGAGTAGGTCTTTATATATCTAAGACGGAGAAGTTTGTCCGAAGGTGGGGTGAGCCTACTGAATTAGTTTATATTAAGCCTAAGAGACCTCTTATTGCAAGGGATGAGATAATGCCTGCCCTACAAGAATCATCCATCATATGGCAACCTATTTTACCAACTGATTCTGACTGGATTAGACTGAATAAACAGGCTGCTAAAAACCTCAACATACCAGAGAATCAACCAAGGTGGTCAGAGGTTAATACAAGGTTTGGTAGTGAATTATCTCGGTTGGCTAGAAATGAGGGATATGATGCTATTGAGGTGTCTTTTGGAAAAGGATACAAATATGACCCAGAGTTAGTTGGTAAAGGTTGGGATGTTCTTCTGGATGAATCTCTTTATAAGTATGTACCAAAGAAGGCTGTTACACCAGCAGATAGTATAACCCAATCTGTGGATGAGGCTAGAGCCATCCTCATGGATGATTTTATCCGTAGTCCTGAGAGGGCTTCAGAACAGATGAAGGAACTGGCTAACTTCCTTACTGATTTAGAGATTAGGAATCCTGAAGAAATGGCTAGAGTAATGTATAGCCTTAACTACATGGCTCAGGTTCAAGGAGCCGTCCCTAAACAGGTGATGAAGCGAGTTACCCAAAGAACTAGAGGACTCCCATTTGAGGAGAGGATGGCTTCCATAAATGCTGATATGGATAGGCTTAGTCTGTTTCTGGAGAAGTCTAAGGATGAAATGCAGCGGGTAGCGGATAGGATTAAATCCGAGTTGTTTGAAATCAGGAAAGCCCCTACATTGGCTGAGTTTAGGGTGGTTGGTAAGACTCCAGTAATCGGTGTCATTGGTAAGGATGCGTTTTCCGAGTCTGCATCATTAGCTAAGATGAAAAGGTCGGACTATCACCATTCATTTGCTTTATCTACAAGGGCTGATGTATATTGGGAGGCTGATGATACACTACGGTGGATTTGGATGGCTGATGATTATAAGACGAAGGTAATTACCTTAGAGGGCAATCCTGCTTTAGACCCATTCGTTTCTGGTAAGAAACAAATAACCCAAATGGCTGATGAATTGATTGGTGCGGGAGTGCATCCTAATGTGGAACTGAGGGTGGCTCAACATAATCTTGGTACTGAGTTTGAAGATAAAGTTATAGGTAAGTTGAGTGATTTTGCCACAACCAAAACTCGTAGGTTTGACTTGGCACCAGAATTAGCTGACATTGTGAGGAAGCCTGAGGCTAGACCAAAGCTAGCCAAGGTTAGAGATTATTGGGATACCAACCTTGAAAATAATCCACTAAGATTAGGTGCAAAGGACACTGATGCTGGTGCCTATTTGTCTTACAGGATAGAAAATGCTGGAGACATTCTTAGGGAGTGGCATGGTAACCGAGATATGGCTTACATAAGGGAAAAGTTTAATAAAATATCTAAGAATCTTGGTGAGAGAGATTGGACTGACCCATTAAGTGTAGGTGAAGTAACAAGGCTATCAGAGACCAAAGCATTACTAAAAAATCTGCCTGAACCTGATGAAGCAAGTCGTGCTATGAAGGATTTGATTAGTTCTGTGTCTGATAGGGATGTTAATGCGATAAGGATGAATTTGGATGTGTTGGATGATATACTGAAACACCCTACTGTGGGTGCTGGAGTTGTTGATGAGTTAATTCCTATTTATGGTAGATACTATGATACCCTTATGGCTAAGTCCATCAATGCCTCTGACAACAGGATGGCTGACATAGCCAGGAGAAGGGAATACTTTGCCAGAGCCACAGCCAAGGATTTGAAGGATGCTGATTTCTGGGAGCAGTTCTACCTTGAAACTGACTCCTTCTGGGAACGGTTTGACCTAGAGCAGTTGGACTTTGATGACCTGTTGCAATCAGTGGCTAAGGAGATGGGTCAAATCCAAGGTGTGAAATATCCTGCCAGACCTCCA